CAAAGTTTTGACCATTCATACGGTCCATGGAAAGACATTTCAACAAGACTACGTGTCATGTGCTCAACAAGTAACTCATCCATAGTCATTGCATTTGTTGCGACACCAATATGAAGTGGTTTACAGATGCTCTCAATGTCAAGCGGGCCAACGACAGCATTGTGGTGCTTTGACCATTCAAACTTCCTCTTAAGAAAAGAAATTTCGCTTGGTTTATCCCACTTGCCAGAACTGGCGCTTTTGTCGGCGTTTGTAATAACCATTCCAAGTTTATCACAATACTCAGTCAACGTTGTTTTATTAAATTTTCGAAACTTGAATTTTACAGTGCAAAAACAGTCATCACCAAAGGTCTCAAGTTTAACACCCTGCCTGAAATCGTCACTTTTGGGATACAAAGAAAAGAAACAGCACCTCATAAGTAAAGAAATAACCTGGCCGTCAATTATGGATGTGCCAAATATCCCAGAAATCATACGGTTAAACATGACAATCAGATCACCATCCACAACTGTGGGTGCTGATAGTAACCAATTTGTTAATGCATGCATGGCCGTGATGTCATCATTGCTGTATCCACCAGCACGAGCTACGTCTATATTACCTAACAATACTGCAGCCAACAAAAAGGCTCCAATGCGCATATCAAATGAACTAAAATCGAATGCAGCCATATTCTCACCAATTGCAGGCTTCATATGGTTCCACAAAGATTCCCAATCACTAGAATATGGATTAACACCTACAGCACTCTCGCTAGATGATCGATCTTGCAATATTGACTCAAAAACTGGGCCAAAATATTTCTTGAATAAGACGGTCATCACACAGTTCACACTCACAATTTTTCGGGCTACTTTACCTTTCGGTCTGGGTTCCATTTTATTGGTTACAGTAGCTGCATGCTCTGGTATGATGAGTTTACGGAGGTTGCTGTCACCCCGTTTTATATCCTTGATAAGTGTATCATTAAACCACCATTTTCCGTCATCATCTTGGTTCATATAATCCTTCTTTTTTCCACCATATGGAAAACCCATCGCAGTGGATGTATCAATACCATGAATATATAATGATCCAGGCACACCATTTGCACACTCTTCCCACGTTAGTGGTCGAATCTGACCATCACAGTTCTTAAACTTGTCGATATAAGGCTTGAAATAATCACGACGGGCCTTAAGAACTGTCTCCGTGGGAGGACTCTTCGTGTCTTCCAACACCGTCTTAATATATTTCATAGAAGAATCATAACTTTTAATATCTGGGTTCGCACCAGGTACTGGTGTTGTCCACTTACATGGATAACCCGCATCCTCCATGGCTTTTGATATTGGTGTCCTGATTATCCTATCACGTTCAGGACAAAAAGCCCCAACACGACCAAAATAATCAAAATGCAACTCATTCCCATCAGGCAAATGTGCCATGTTTGATTTCTTCGTGACAGTTTGATCTTTGGAAAGCAGACCAACAAAGGAAGGTAGTGTTAAGTCAGGCATGTACAGCTGGTTAAATTTCTCACATGCATGATCGACCATACGCTTGGTGATGCATTGTGAGTACCCAAGTTTTGTGTTGCCATTGACTTTACC